CTGTTGGAAGTGTTGCAGGTGGATGGGCAGGAGCTGCAGGAGGTGCTAAAGCTGGTGCACTTATTGGAGCTATGGCCGGTCCGTTAGGAGCCGCTGTCGGTGGCGTCTTAGGTGGTGCAGTTGGTTACGTAGCAGGTAGTAAATTTGGAGAAGCTGTAGCCAATCCCATCAGAGGTTCGATTTCTGCAGGTATGGATTATCTTGGTCCTAAGATGGATCAAGCGATGAATAAGGCAAAAGAATTTGGAGTATCTTTGGGAAATGATATATCAAACATAAAGAGTAAAGCATCTGAGTTTGGTAGTAAAGTTGTAGAATTTGGAGGTACAGTAAAAGGCCAACTTTCTTCTGGACTCAATACAGCCAGAGGTAAAATAAACGAACTTTCTAGTGCTGTTGGTAAGAATTTAGTAGGAGCTGTTGGAAAAGCTAAAAGTAAAATTAGTAGTATGATGTCCAGCATAAAATCAAAAGCAGCAAGTTTAGCTAGTTCTGCTAAATCAACTGCATCTTCAGCTTTAAACGCTGCAGCTAATTTTATGGGATTCAAAGCAGCTGGAGGTCCAGTATATAAGAGTGGAACATACATGGTCGGAGAAAGAGGACCAGAGCTTGTTCATTTAAGTAGAGGATCTACAGTTGTTCCAAATCATCAGATTCAAGGTGGCGCTGCTCAAGGTGCAGGTGGAGATTTGGTTGCAGAATTAAGGGCTCTAAGAACAGAATTAGATAAGATTGCAGCTAACACAGCTCGTGGAGCGAATGCAGCAGAAAGAACTAAGATAGGATCAGCGGCGTAATGGGACTAAAAGATTTTGACATAAGCAAAATACAGTCATTTAAGTATGATACCTTTGATGCAGATTCTAAAACCCCACAACAGTTTGGAGATGGTCACTCAGAATACATAACTGATGGGATTAGAGGTGGACGTCACGGTGGAACAGAACCAGGTGTAAACGGTGCAACTCCTCATCATCAACACGAACATTCTGGATTAGATGGTCCTCCATTATATGATACGATAAAGGCTTCACAAACATTTATTTATAACGGTTACACTGTTTTGGGAGTTGAAGATCCTATACAAACTAAATTTATAGATGGAGATAACGCAGATTGGCCGTCTCAAATCATGATACCTGGAACTATCGCAGGAAGAACAGCTAGTCAACCAGATGGAGTTGGTAGTTTAGGAAATCCACAAACATTTACAATAAATCATGCTGCTGGAGAATATACAATTACGGGTCTTCAGGGTGAATTTGGAATTAGTGAGATAGATTTACTAGCTGAGAAGAGTTTACCGATGAATTTTTGGAAAAACTCAATAGAAGGCACAGATAATTATCCAATATTCGATAGCTATATTTTGACAGAAGCCAAAAGAGGAAGCGAAACACATGGAACAAATTACATGTATCCTACTCAGAGATTTTTTGGTAATGGTAGTCCAGACGAACAACCAGGTAGATTTGGTCCTGCTCAAACTGGATTTACTATTAGTGGTTATGGAGCAAGAACAGTTGAAGGTAGTTTAGTTGACAATATAACAGAAAATTACACCGAGCTTGTTAAGAATAGTGGAGACATGTATCAGGATTTTATTAACAAACAAACCAGTTTACAGTTAGATTCTGTTTACCCATGGGATGATTTTACTTCCTTTGACTCTACTTTATTTGAAATGGGATTTTTTCCTGGAACAAGAGCAGTAAGAATAGGTAGTCCATTTAGACCAAATACAAAACCGTTATTTACTGAAATAGCACCACAATCTAATATTAAAGATTTAAAAAGTATAAAGGCTGGAGATTTTGGTGGTGGAGGTGATGGATTTGATTTCGAAGAACAGCCAAAAATATTACATTTATATGATTCATTTATATTGGCTGGAGATGATGGCAGTTCTTATGCTAGTAAAGCATTTGAATTTCAAAAAGATTTTAAATGGAAAAGCATAGAATTTTCTCAAGATCAATTAAACAATGCTAGTGCTTGGGCAAATAATACTTGGAATAGTATGGTAAATTGGGCATTGCAAGGGTATGATAATTCAATAATACCAACCGTTAATGTTGTCAATAGTATGAGAGGTAGAACTTTAGATGCCCACACTCAAGCAGTTTATATGTCTAGAAAGGGTGTAGATGAATCTAAAGAATTAGGATCAGAGTCAGCATTACCCGGTATAAAAACAGTATACGATGAAAGACAACATCTTATACCAGAAGATTACAATATTGATGAAACTAAATTTGATGGTACAGCACCTAGATTAGCATTCCTATATAAGTCCATAATATTAGACTCTGCAGATAGTGCAACTTTTACTACAAATTTAAAAGATCATCTAATGAAGGGTACTGGAGATTTTGACAAGTATCAAATACCTTGGAAATCTTCATTAGATCATCCTCAAGGTACAAGTACTCAAGGTAGAAAGTATAACGAATCACAGCCATATATAGCTGGAAGGGAATACGGAGAATCAGCAGCTACTACAGCTCCATCTCAAGACCCATTTAAATTTTTCTCTAAGCTTACTGATAAGTCTTCAGTATTCAATGTTAGACCACAAGGAGAAGATAAACTTTTAGAAAAGACTGGATTTGTTGAAACTCCTCCAGATAATTCCATATTAAAGACAGAAAATTTTTCATCACCATCGGCTAGTGTTAATATTCCAATAAAGGCAAGGGCATTAGGAAAAACCGAAGGTGTACTAGATGGAAATCAAACAATTGCAGATTTAACGCAAACTACATCTGAGCTAAACACAAATATAGAGAATACTACTGACACAACTGGACTGATAAACAGATACAGTACCTTGGCTTATGGTGCTCTAGGAGCTGACGATAGTAACGATCAAAACGATCCTGGTGGAGCGAAATCAATGGTCTATGAAGAGACACTAAGATCTCCATCTGAGATGAATCAGACAGTAAACAAAGACTTAGGTGGATTAGGAAATGCAGAACGATCAGAAGATTTGTTAGCATTAAGTGGAAAGTCCAGAGAAGGTGATAGAGCTGGTGCTAGAGATATTGGAAAGGGTAAAATTTACGCCATTGGAAGACAAGGTTTAGTCGATGTAATTGGATCTGCAGATAAAGATAAAGTGGTTTCAATTGATGGTAAAGCTGTTATTCATTTAGATAATGGTAAAATATTAAAGGGTAACAAGTTCGTTGACCAAGTTAATGCTATTCCTTATGGAGAACGAACTGGTGGAGCAGATGATAAAGATGTAGAAGATCTAGATTTTATTCCTTTAATTTTTTATGATGTATGGAATGAAAAGTCTATTACGTTTAGAGGAATGAATTTAGGTGCAATAACTGATACTGTTACTGCAAATTGGCAAGAGCAAGAATATGTTGGCAGACCAGTTAAATCACATACATACGGTGGAGCAGAAAGGGCAATATCATTTGATTTCGACATTTATCCAAAAACAAGACAAGAATTCCCAGTATTGTTGGAAAAATTAAATTATCTTGTTGGATTGTGTTATCCAAATCTGGATAGATTTTTAAGAATGAATGGACCACTAATTAAGATTACACTGGGTGATATACTTAGAGCACAAACAGGATTTTTAAATACACTTACAGTTACATTCCCAGATGACAGTCCATGGGAAATAGATAAAGGATTAAGGTTTACAAAAAGAATAAACGTTCAGTGTGAATTTACATATATTGGTGGATACATTCCTGTATCTACTGGAAAACATTATGGTCTAAGTTGGTTAAATGGTCAAGACTATACAGCTCAAGGAGTAAAGTTTGAAGATTATCCAAACAGAGCAAAAGCAAGCAATCCTGATGAAGCAACAAGTGCAATACCAGGTATAAGTAAACTATTTACAGAATACGGACAAGATAATGTACAATAGATATAAAGAAGCAAGAATAAAGGTCAACTCTGATAATAAAGTTAGATATTTTAAACCTAGCTTATATCCAGATATAGAAGAAAAAGATTCAGATGTTGTACATGTCGTTAGACCTGGAGAAAGGTTAGACTTATTAGCTCACAAATATTATGGAGATGTGGGTTTATGGTGGGTGATAAGCAGAGCGAATAGACTTGATCCTTCAGATGTTGGTCTTAAAGCTGCTACACAGTTAAGAGTTCCAACAGATATAGGAGACGTACTTCGTAAGTATAAAGCCGTAAACGTGGAGTAATAATGGCTGGTTTTAGAAAAAATATTCATAAGAACATTCAAATGGCATTGGATGAAAGGGTCAAAGCTGCATCATCTTATGGTGGTAGTAATGATGGATTACGTTCTGAATTACTAGGACCTGTCAGCGAAGATACAAAACCGTTTAATTTAACATTCGATGCACAAATGTCAAAGACACCATTTATTAGGATGATTTCTCCTGGTGAATCTAGTACTGAAATATTATATGGAATGTTTAATGATACAGTGGAAGGTGTACAGATTGGAGCAGCATTAGATCAAGATTTTTTTGAATCAAGAGCTGAAAAAATTGGACCTACAGATACAGAGCAATATAGACTTTCTCAAAATTATAAAGATTCCAGTACCGATGATTATAGTACAAGTGATTTTGGAAAACCAATTCCAGGAATAATTGATGCAGAAATACAATTTGTAAAATATGGTGGAGCAGTTAGAAAAGCAACTGTAAATTGGACATGTTATACGTTAAATGATTTAGAAAAATATAGTGAAGGTTCATTTTTGTCTCCAGGTAGAAATGTAATATTAGACTGGGGTTGGGTTAGAAGTGGTAAAGGAATGGAACAAGTTCCTAAGATATTAACAACAGATGGAAATGGAAAAGTTACATTAGACGAAGCACTGTTTGCTCCAAAAATAGAAACTTACGTATCTCCAAATGATGATAAAAAGAAAATTTTTAAGTCTGCAGATTCTGCATGGGAAATGTTATGGAAACAACACTACGGAGATTGGGGTGGATTGATTGGTATAATATCCAATATGAGTTGGAACATGAATAAGGATGGTTCCTTTGCATGTACAACTGAAATATTAGCAAAGGGAACAAGTGTATTTGAACAGCAAATACCAAGCCCTAAAAAGGAACAAATGAACGAATTACCGTTGGGACAAAATAGTTTCGATTCTTTTATTAGGGAGTTAACAAGTGAAATTGCAGATGGAAAAGATGTTGATTTAAATATGTTAGCAGGTCCAGCTCTCAATATACAAGAGCGTGTTAATACTTTAGATATAGAAATAATGCAAAAGTACTTCGGAGACATTTTAGAAAAGAAAGCCAAAGTACAAGAACGAGCACAAGAATTAATGGATGCTGGAGAGGATTTCGGAGATCCAAGCAATTATGATGAGGGAGACATTGTAAAAGTTCCAGCAATAATAAACGATAAAGATTTTAACATCGTAGGAATTTTAGAACCGACAGGTGGAACTCTACCAGATGAATTAGGTGGAAATTTTAATTTGTTAGAATACGAAGAAACAGATCCAAATGATCCAGATGCAGATCCAAAACTTAAACGATCAGCAAACATTTCTGCAAAAATATGGGTTAGATGGGGTTGGTTTGAAGATAATATTGTTTCGTATTACGCAGCTGATCAAGTAGCCAGAGAAAGTGGAAGACCAGAAGCTGAGTTTAGATCTATAGAAAGGGTTAGTGAAGCTGAAGATCCAGATAAAAAAACTGAAAGCGGGTTGAGAAGTATAAAAATAAAAAATACCCCTAATCTGTACACCTATGATCCAAACGTTTTTATTTTACCTGGACAATATCCAGAAGATTGGCATCAAAATCATAAGAAGGAAAGTGAAGAGGACGAAGATAATAAAAGCACATATAGAATATTAGCAGAATATATCAATGCAAATTGTCCTCATTTTTCAGTAGACGAAAGTAAAACACAAGGTTACCTTAGAAATGTAATGATAAACTTAGGTGAATTACAATCTGTGTTTAGTGCTCCAGGCCATTCTATTCAAAGTGCCATGCTAAAATTAGCTGGATCTTTAAATAGTCAAGTTAAGGTATGGAATTTTGCAGTTGATAAGGCAGATAATATTTCAACGTCTATGACAACATATTTTATACATGAGGAAGAATCGGCAGATGCAGAAGAAGAACAAAACGATGATCCTTCTACATCATATATTTTTGAAAACTATGGTTTAAATAGTATAGTTAAAGATATTTCTTTAGGTGCATCGATGCCAGATAAGTTTGCAGTTATGGCTGGATATGGGTCATTTAGAGAGGAAGAACAAGCAAAAGGGGATATTGATATTGTTAGAAACCTATTGAGAGATAGAAGCGGAGATAGTTCAGACGAAGCTCAAGCGAAAGCAGTCGGTGAATTTTTTGCTAATCCAGCAAACGTAAGTAAAATAGGTGCCATAAAAAAATCAAAATCAGATTTAACGAAATATGGTCATGTTGGTGGAAAAAATAATGATATTGGAGAGTTAGAAGATGAAGGATTAGAAGGCTCAAAATGGAATCATCAATTTAACAGTACACTAACCGATTTGAACCCTGGATCAAAAGCAAATTATTCTAAGCAATTTGAATCAAAATTTAAAGATAGTTTGGTAAATGCACAAACAACGCTTGCAGCTACTAAAGGAGAAATACTTCCATTAGCAGATCAACAAAATCTAAACGTTTTAAGTTTCCCTTCTGAAGTAAGTGAAGATGTACGCAAAAATTTAAAAACAGAATTTAAGAGACCGTATGATTTAAACGGAACTTTGAGATCACATTTCATGACTACATTAAAATGGTATCACGAAGATTCTCCACTAACGAAAACGCAGGGAACAAGTAAGTCTTTAACTCTTCCGTTAGAGTTGGATATGACAATAGAAGGATGTTCTGGATTGTTTGCTGGAAATATGTTTAGACTTTCATATTTACCAAAAAGGATGTATGGTCAAACAAGTGTGGAGAATCAAACTCCAAGATCTTACTTTCACATTTCTGGTGTAACACACACCATAGGTAAAGAAGGTTGGGATACAAAGATACAGGGAAGATTAAATAGGTATAATCCTGAAGCTCAAGATATTGAAGACAATTTAAGAAAGGCAGCAAGAGAGTGGAAGGAAACTAATAGGAAAAAGTTAGACGATATATTCGAAGCAAATCTTAGAAAAATGGCTTATGAGGATCCTAAAGAATAATGGCTAAAAATTTTACAACATCACCACTTCAAGCTGATACACCAGTAACTTTTGTGGAATCACCAGAAACAAAAAAGGTATTAGTTAAACCAACAAAAACAGTTGGAATAGTATACATTCCAGATAATACGGTTGAACGATATGAAGGACCGTTTATGACAAATGTTGGAGAGTTTACATATAGCAATACAGATCCACTAGTTAGTGTTAGAAAAGACCAAAACTATTTTATTGTTTATTTAAAATCTAAACGTGTAGTTTATGAATTGGCTGTTAATAGGCAAAGAATAGACAGGAAGAAACGAGTCAATCAAGAAGTTTATTCAGAAATAAAATCAGTATCTAGAGATGTATATCCAGTAAAAAAATATCCAACTGCAAAGGATTTACCATTTGATCAAATATTTTTTCCTAGAATATTTGCAAAAAACATACTGTATGATACGTCAGAGGTGGCTGAAGTAACATCCGTAACTAATTCTACAAGCTATGTATTTGGAAGAATGAATTGGCAAATAGGTGGTCTCAGAGAACAAGCAAGAATGAATAATGAAAAAGAACTACTAAAGTTGGAAAGAGTATTTCCAGGTATATCAGAAAGAATACCACCGTTACAACTTCACAGGGAAACTGTTTTAAAAGAACAAAGTGCAGTAGCTAGAATAGCTAAAAATCCAATGTACACTCAAGTTGATCAACCAACAATAGATTCTCCTGTTGAAGATGTTGTAACGGCACCAATACAATCTCCTAAAAGTGGTCCAGTTACACCTCCTAGTCCAGGAAATACAACAACAGTTAGTAAAGGATCTGGTGGTGGATACTAAACTTTTTTGAGTTTTAAAAGGGTTGCACAATATATATTAATAAATGGTTATAGAAAGTAAAAATCAATACAAAGATTTATTAAATTTCATACGTGGTAAGGATGTTGCAATATCTTTAATGCGTCATGATTTTAGAGTACATCCAGCAGAAAGTTCTACAACTATAGCATCAATTTGTTGCGGGTCAGAACATCATGATATTATTTTTGACCATAGTGAATCGATTGAAAAGTTAGATATGCAAGAATTGAGTGTTGCAAAAAGATTTTGGGTCGATGATTTAAAACAGTTTTATCATCTAACTGGTTTTGAAAATGTATATGATGTAAAATTAATGAACTGGGTAAATGAAGAATTTTATGATGACATACCTCTTCCAACAGTTTTTGAATTTGTTTATAAAAATACACCCAAGGACGGAAACAAAATTGTTCCATTAGTAAAGGTTATAGAATACAATCAACAGAGATTATCATCTATAGGTCAAATGTCAGACGTTTTAAGTATAACAAGAGCTGCATTGAAATATAATGAAGCAGCATTGTCTTTAGCAAAATTAGAAAATAACGGATTACAATCAGACAATAAAACTCTATATACAAACTATAACTTATACACTTCTACTGGTAGACCTTCAAATACATTTGGTGGAATAAACTTTGCAGCTCTAAATAAAAACGATGGATCTAGAAAAATATTTAAATCTAGATATGAGGGTGGAGTATTGGTTGAGTTAGATTACGATGCGTACCATTTACGTTTATTGGGTGCTATATTAGATTATAAGTTTCCAATCGATAAATCGTTACATCAATACTTTGCTGATGAAGTTTATCACTGTTCTTACGAAGATGCAAAGGTTAAATCTTTTCAGATATTATATGGTAATGCTCCTATAGACTCAGAAAAGAATCCATTTTTTTACGGGGTAGATAGATTGGCGCACACTATCCAAGATTACTTTAGTAAGAACAAATGTTTTCTATCTCATATTTATAATAAACCTTTCGGGGTCAAAAGCATAACGGACGTCAATAAGAACAAACTACTAAATTATTTTGTTCAATCTTATGAAACGGAAAGGAATCTAAACGTTATCAGGGACGTTCATAAATATTTGTCGGAGAAGCAAACTAAAATGGTACTCTACACGTATGACAGTTTCCTTTTTGATTTCAATCATAAAGATGGATTAGAAACATTAAAAGGAATTAAAAAAATAGTTGAATCAGATAAATTTCCTGTTAAGGTTTCTGCAGGTCAGGACTATGATAGTTTAGAGGACATAACGAAAAGGTTATAGTATGGATTTACAAAAAATGATAAGCGATGTAATTGAGACCGTGTCTTATAAGACAGCTAATGGTTTAGTTGATTTACAAGATCCTGGTCACATGTACATGGTAAGAGAAGAATTAAAAAAACATATTCATCCCAAAATTGTAGCTCAATTATTTGAAGCAGACGATAATGAAAAACAACCAGAGTTAGATGATGCAAGTAAAAAACAAAAAGAAAAATTAAAGCTGGTATGGAAAGGACAGGGATACGGTAAAGAGGGTGAAGAAGGTATAACACATAAAAATGTTGATGGTAAACTTGTTGCGGTTGATAAGGATAAGGATGATAAAAAGGATAAAAAACAACAGGTGGATTTTACTTCAAATGCCGAAAAAGAGAAAGAGCAAGCTGCTTCACAAAATAAAGATTATGATCCAGCAAATGCAGATTGGCAACCTGAAGGGGGAAATCAACAGAGAGCAGTAAATAGAACAGCTGATAAATTGAGATCCATTACTGGTCAAATTCCAGTAGAATCTGATGCAGAAGATAAAGCAATAAATAATGTTATAAACGCTATAGAAAGTGGTTCAACTCCAAAGCCTGAAGATGTAAAAGTATTCAACAAGTATATAAGAATCAAAGATGTTAGTGGACAGTCAAACCCAGAATTCGCATTTTATATTTCTAATACAACCGCTGGTGAGTTTATGCAAGGAAGAAGATTAAAGGTTGAGTTGGGTACTAGTAAAAATGCTCAAGATATAAGAAGAAAATTAGAGGCTCAGGGTATACAAGCAGCAAGTGCTTCTACGACTGCTGGAAAGGTTCCACCAAAACTTGCTGGTAAAACTATGACTATGACTAAAATATCTAAAGAACATGGTGGAGGAGTTGTAGAGCATAAAGTAAAAAAGACCAGGGATAAGGATGGAAAAATAACTCAAGTAAAACTTGGTAATAGAGTTTTAAAAAGAATACCAGAACCTGATCCTGAAGACGTATTATCTGAAGCACTGAATAGATATGCAGAAATTAAAGCTGCAAACCCAGATATTGATGATAAGGAAGCAAAAAGATTAGCTAAGAAAAGACTAGCAACTATAAAACGTAATAATAGAATGTTAGATCAATATGAAAATATAGATTCTGTACCAGAAGCTAGATTAGTCAAGGGAGCAGATACTAGCACACCAGAAGGAAGACAAAAAACTGCCAAAGAAGGACCAAAGGTTATGGCAAATGCAATTAGAAAGCACATGGAGAAGTCTGGTCCTTTAACAAAAGACGAAGAAAGAATGCTAAAAAGAATGGAAGCATTGGGTGAAATATCTGATAAAGAAGAATACGAAAAAGAAGCTATGAAAATGTTATCAGATATGCAGAAAATTGAGAGTATGAGGAAGGGAGTTCCTGATGTAGCTGAAGCAATTATAATGTGTGTAATGAATAAGAAAGGTTTAGATTGTGTTGCTCCTGCAGGTGAAACATATCAAGTTGCAGATTTAATTGTATTTCCTCCTAAGGATAATCCAGAAGATCCAAATTCTGCAGAGTATATAGTATTTTTAGAGAGTGCAGGTGGATTAAGTGTTAAGTGGAAGGGTGGAGCTGCATCTGGAGCAAGAGCAAAAATAGAAGTAACAGCTTTTCAAAACGACGAAACACAAGAAGATTTAACGAACATTTTAGATTTACATAATAACTTTATGGGAACATCTAAACAACCATTATCAAGAAAACGAATTGATGACGGAAAGAAACAATTAGATGAAAAAGAAGCAAAAGCAAAACAATCTAACTTGTTGCAAGATAAAGATTACGATGATAAGGGAAATTTAATAATTCCAGGAAGCAATCCTCCGAGATCTACAAGAGATTGGTCAGAGGATTCTATAGCAGATTGGCAAAGAAAAAATAAATTACCACCTGATTGTACTCCAACATTGGCAGATTCTGGAATAGACTGTTTAAGTAAAGAAAATAAAGACCTTCTCTTAGATTCATTAGAACAATACTGTAGAGGTGGTATTATGTTGGCTAAAATACATAATAGAGATTTAGATTATCAACCGTATGGTAATGCAAATGGTACGGCTGATGAGTTAGAATTGTCAAATGGAATAGACTGCGTAAATCACATGCATTTTCAACCAAATCCCGGGTTTGATTTTACCAAGGATAAAGATGGAAACCACATAGTTAGACCAAACGCAGTTTATGCAGGACATTTGGAGAGAGTTTGTGATTAAATTAAAGGATATATTAGTGGAAAAGAAAGTTTGTGATACTGCAGGAATTATGTTAGTTAACTCAACTGCAGGAATAGTGTTATGCAAAGATTCAGAAAAGTGGGGAATTCCAAAGGGTAAAGTGGAGCCAGGGGAAACACCACTAGAAGCGGCTTGTAGGGAGGTTTTAGAGGAAGTCTCTATATTAATATCTCCAGAAGGTTCACACATAAACGAACCAGTTAAACTGGAAAGAACCGTAAAAAATAGTAGAGGTGGAGATTTTTACATTTATAAGTGTAAGGTTAAACTCCCCGTAGTTCCAGTAAAAAGCGCAGAACACGAAGCTGTTGGTTGGTTTCAAAACCGAAAAAATTTACCAGAAATAATAGATCCACGTATCAAGGACTTAATAGAATGAAGACACAATTACTTTGCACTTTCTGTAAAAAGTATGAGTTAGATGAAACCTTAGAGGTGATCACGATGGCTGCTGAAGTAGTTTTCGATAAGATCTACGTATTTGAGAATCAAGAAGATCCAGAAGCTTTGATCTGCACGTATAATGTAGAAAAGACTGGAGACTTTATACAGAACAGTAAAACGATGGCAATACATCGTAAGAGAGAAACAAATACACTGTATACAATTAACGCATTAAACGAAGCAATCAGAAAAGATAATGAAGGAATATTAGATAAGACATTTTCTTTAGATTGGACTCAATACAATAACAGTCTTTTATTGACAAACGATAGAGGACTAAATGTTGTACGAACTAAATTACATAAGATCATAAACGTATGAATATAAGCATAACATATTGTACTTCCTGAGGGTATTTAAACCACGCTCTCAGTTTGAGAAATTCAATTATAGATAAATTTGGCTTTGATGTCGAATTAATTAAAGGTACTGGAGGAATCTTCGAAATCACTTTGAATAATAGTTTAGTATTCAGTAAAAAAGATTTAGGCAGATTTCCTGAAGATGGGGAAATAGAAGACCTCATCGAAGGTTACGAATCAGTAACATAAAAAAAAATAAAAAATATATATAAAAAACAGCGTTTTGGGATTTTAACGCCGTATATATATTCTCAAGGAGTTAATAAATATATATTAATTGTTTGAGAATGTTTTTTGAAAAATTGAGAAATACAGAGAATTGCTAACTCTGTATGGGATTGACTGAACATTGGGTTATCGTAAGAAGCCCAAAAGGTAATACTTCCTTAGAACCGTGGTGGTTTGATATTCGGCCAAATGTGGAAAATATCTTACGACAGTATTAAGGAAATGTACTTTCAGAACTTAAATAAGAAGCGATTCTTATGACTCTCTTGTGAGTAAGGGTAAAACTGAAATCTCACCTAGCTGACCGAATAAACCAAACTTCGAGGGTTAAGGTATCGGTATAGACATTGTAGTCGCTCAAACGTAAGCTAACCACTTATTAGGAGAATCATCGTAACTGATGAATATCGAGTTGAGAGTAGAAAAAATCGAAGCTGAAAGTTGTGAGTATTCGCTAATCTCACATCCCCAATTTATAGCTACGCCCCTAGACCGCGCTTTTTTCTCCACTAGAATTAAGAAATAAAAGCCACTAGGGGCGGGCTAGTTAAGACAGGTTATGAAAAAAAGATTAAAAAAAACTGATTTTTGGGAAATATATAAAATATATATTCCTGTAGAAAGTAACTAATAAACAATAACAAATACAAATTAAGGAGAATGTTATGGACATTGCTGCTATCAAAGCACGATTAGGCGAACTTCAACAAGCCACAACTAAAACTTCAAACCTCTGGAAACCCTCTCCAGGTAAAACTCAAATAAGAATAGTCCCTTATAAATTTAACAAGGACAATCCGTTTATTGAGTTGTATTTTCATTATGATATGGGAGATAAGTTTTATCTTTCACCTATTTCATTTGGAAGACCAGATCCGATTGAAGAGTTTGCCACAAAACTAAAAACTTCTGGTAATGGTGATGATTACAAGTTAGGAAAGAAAATCGAAGCCAAAATGCGTACATTTGCCCCAATCATTGTTCGCGGCGAAGAGAATGAAGGTGTTAAGTTCTGGGGATTTGGTAAAATGGTTTACCAAGAACTTTTAAGCATCATTGCAGATCCTGATTATGGTGACATTACTGATCCAGTTAATGGTAGAGATGTTGTAGTCGAGTTCAAAACCAGTGAAGAAACTGGTCGCTCATTTCCAATGACTACAATTAGGGTTAAACCTAATCAAACTCCGGTTACAGAAAATCCTGATATAATGAAAACATTGAAGGATACTCAGCGCGACATAACTAGCATCTATCAAGAGCATAGTTATGATGAGTTGCACAAAGTTCTAAACGGTTGGCTCAATCAAGATGGTGAAGAGCAAACTGATGCAACTACCGAAACCACAAAAACAGTGACACCATCATCAAATGACTTGGAAAAAGCAAAGACTACTACATCCGATGTTAGCAGTGCTTTCGACGAGTTGTTTAATAGTTAAAAACGCAATAAAAGGCCTGAAAATTATTCAGGCCTTTTTTAATTTAGGGGAATTATATGTCTAAAAAAGATATGTTGGCAAGTGAGATTGCCGATAGTTTAAATAGTAAATTCAAAGGACAAAAGGTAGCGTACTTCCTGGATGGATCAGCGTCTACTCCTACTGATATAGATGATTTCATTTCAACTGGATCTTCTATTTTGGATTTAGCTATTTCAAATAGACCTGATGGAGGTATAGCAGTTGGTAGAATAACTGAGATTAATGGTTTATCATCAACTGGTAAGTCTTTATTGGGTGCTCACGTATTAGCTGAAACACAGAAGAAGGGTGGTGTAGCAGTTTACATCGATACTGAAACTTCTGTTAGTCGCGAATTTTTAGAGGCTATTGGTTGTGACGTTGGCAATTTATTATATCTTCATATTGAAACTGTGGAAGAAATATTCCAAGCTATTGAAGATATTATTCTTAAAATAAGAGAATCTGCCAAAGATAAACACGTTACAATATTAGTTGATAGTTTAGCTGCTGCTTCTACTAAAGTAGAAATGGAAGCTGATTATGATAAAGATGGTTGGGCTACTAGTAAGGCGATTATCATTTCAAAAGCTATGCGTAAGATTACACAAATGATTGGAAGAAATAAAGTTACACTAGTCTTTACGAATCAATTGAGACAAAAAATGGGTGTGATGTTTGGAGATCCTTACACAACAAGTGGTGGATTAGCTCTTCCTTTTCATTCTTCTACTAGGATTCGTTTGAAGAATATGGGTCAAATAAAAGACAAAGAACAGAATATTATTGGTGTAAAGTGTAGAGCTCAAGTAATAAAAAATAGAATCGGGCCACCTATGAGAAGTGCAGATTATGATATGTATTTCGATAGAGGTATAGATGATGTTGGTGGATGGTTACAGGTTCTAAAGGAACTTAAAGTTGCAAAAGTTGCTGGAGCTTGGTACTCTATTGAATATAATGGTGACACTAAAAAATTCTTATCTAAAGACTTTGTCAATATATTAGACGAAGATCCAGATTTCAAAGAATACCTATATGACAAGATATGTGAAAACAGCATATTAGAATACGAGACCAATAGAGGAATCGATGATGTTGAATTTACAGATGAAGTCATAAACGAAGATGCGTAAACGATACGCAGAAATCTTAAAACATCTACAAAATTCTAACAAGCCTGCAGAGGTCAATGACCATGTATTACTTGTAGATGGTTTAAACAACTTCATTAGAGCTTGGTCCGCCTCCCCTGCCACCAATGCTGATGGAGTACACATCGGAGGAATGATAGGGTTCTTGCAAAGTGTTGGCTTGGCAATTAGAACCCTTCTTCCTACGAGAGTCATCATTGTTTTTGATGGAGCTGGTGGATCTCAACGTAGGAGAAAGATCTACGAAGGATATAAAGGCACAAGAAAACCACCAAAAAGACCAAATAGATTCCAAGAGTTGGATGTAGAAGACGATAGAGAAAGTTTATCTAGACAGATTGGAAGATTAACACAATATTTAGAAAATCTTCCATGTAATACAATATCAATTGATAAGGTAGAAGCAGATGACGTTATTGGTTATATTGCTAAGCAAGGATTACCTTCATCTAAGATCTCAATAATGTCAACGGATAAGGACTTTCTTCAATTGGTAAATGATAGAATCTCTGTTTGGTCTCCAACAAAAAAGATAATGTATGACAGAAATAGAATACATGAAGAGTTTGAAGGTATTCTAGCAGAAAATTTAATATATTACAGAATAGTAGATGGTGATAAATCGGATAATATAAATGGAATTAAAGGTTTTGCGTTAAAAACTATATTGAAAAAAAATCCATTTTTGAAAACCGAAATCATATCTAGTATAGAAGAATATATACAAAGATCAGGTTTTAAAGATTACAAGGATTTATTGATACGCAATTATAAATTAATGCAGCTAGAAAATGTTAATATTTCTGGCAATGCAAAATTAAAGGTTTTAGATACTGTTAAACTTCTTCCTTCTAGATTAGTGAAGTACAAACTTCATGCTATGTTTTTGGAAGATAAAATAAATCAAGCTATTAGAAACCCTGATGTATGGTTACAAGACACATTTAACAGATTAGATATGGTAATAAATAATGACACCACCTCCAGTAGCTGATTCTCTTACAAAATATGGAAGCAGCTTTCAAACAAAAATAGTTACCTGCTTATTAACTAAGTCAGATTTTATAACGACTGTATATGATTTACTTCAGCCAGAACAGTTAGACACTGAAAGTAAACAATGGCTTACTAGAGAAATTAAATCATACTTTTACGAATATAAAGTTTTACCCACTCTAGATTCATTAAAGGTAAAAATAAACGAAATTACAAATGAAATTTTAAGACAGTCAATTGTTGACGAACTTCGTGAAGTAATGAAACATATTGAAGCTAAAGACTTGGACTTTATTCAAAATGAAACATTACAGTTTTGTAAAAATCAAGCATTAAAGGGAGCAATTGTACAATCTGTAGACTTATTGCAACAGGGAAGATATGACGATATAAAGAGAATTATTGATAATGCAATGAGAGCTGGAACAAGACGAGATGTTGGTTTGAATTATGTTAAAGAATTTGATTCTATTTTGGATGAAGTTTCTAGGGATTGCACATCAACTGGATGGTCAGCTGTTGATGAAATAACTGATGGTGGATTGGCTGGAGGTGAATTAGGAATTGTAGTTGCTCCATCTGGTATAGGAAAAAGTTGGGTACTGCAAGCTCTCGGAGCAAATGCTTTAAGAGCTGGTAAAAACGTAGTACACTATACATTAGAATTGAATCAAGCTTATGTTGGTTTAAGATATGCAGCAATATTTTCTGGAATTGAAACATCACAAATTGCACCAAATAGAGATAAAGTAAAGAAAATGATTACAGACCAATGTAAAGGTGAACTGTTAATAAAATACTATCCTTCGAAGTCAGCTTCTGTACAAACTATCTACACACATTTGAAGACAATAGAATTATTAGGTCATTCTCCAGATTTAATATTGGTTGATTACGCAGATCTATTGACTGACACTTCTGGAACTGGAGAGTTAAGACATCAATTAGGTAACATTTATGAAGAGCTAAGAGGACTAAGTGGTGAATTTGGTATACCCTTATGGACAGCATCTCAGTCAAATAGATCAAGCTTGGAAGAACAAGTTATTGGAGCAGAAAAAATAGCAGAATCATATAACAAGGTAATGACCGCAGATTTCGTTATGAGTTTATCTCGAAAAATTGAAGATAAAGTTGCAAATACGGGACGTGTACACATAATTAAGAATAGATTTGGTCCAGATGGTTTAACATTTCCAACTACTATGAACTGCGCCATTGGACAAATCGATGTTTATGATTCTGGAACAATGAACGGACAAACCGTTCAGAAACAAATGAATAATGGAAATGAATATGTCAGGAAGTTGCTAAAGAAGCGTTACGATGAATTCGAGACAACACCCCCTACAACAACAGAAAAAGATTAGGAGTTACCCACAATGAACGAACCGTTTTTGCTATCAAAATCATTTATTAAGAAATATCAACGTAAAAAAGCCCCGTTTGGATTTAATGGATTAGGTGAATTAGTCTACATGAGAACATACTCTAGAATGAAGAGTGATGGAAAAAACGAAATGTGGTGGGAAACAGTTAAGCGTGTTGTAGAAGGAACATATACAATGCAAAAAAATCACATTGATTCTCATCAGTTGGGTTGGAATCCATGGCAAGCTCAAAAATCTGCACAAGATATGTATGATAGAATCTTCAATATGAAGTTCTTACCACCAGGTCGTGGTTTATGGGCAATGGGAACAGAGATAACCGAGGATAGAGGATTATATGCTGCACTTAATAATTGTGCATTTGTATCTACTGAAACTATAAAGGAAGATTTAGCTGAACCGTTTTGTTTCTTAATGGACGCAAGTATGTTGGGTGTTGGTGTTGGTTTTGATACAAAAGGTGCAGAACAAGTAATTGTAAAGGGTGTTAATAAAGATAGAGAAGATCAAGAGTTTGTTATTCCAGATAGCAGAGAAGGATGGGTTGAATCTTTAAAATTATTACTAGAATCATATTTCCATGGAACTGCTCCAATTGAATTTGATTATTCATTGATCAGAGCCGAGGGTACACCAATTAAAGGATTTGGTGGTGTGTCTAGTGGGCCTCAGCCGCTCATTGAGTTGCATGAGGCTATAAGAAATGTTTTAGGTAAAAATGTTACAAAACCAATTACAATAACAACAATAGTAGACATAATGAATTTGATAGGAAAATGTGTTGTTGCAGGAAATGTTAGAAGAACTGCAGAGATTGTTTTTGGTGATCCAGATTCTGAAGAATACTTAGACTTAAAAAATTATGAGGTTAATCCTCACAGAGATCAATATGGTTGGACTTCCAATAACAGTATATTTGCTGAGTTAGGAATGGACTACACTGAAGCATGTAAACGAGTTGCACTAAATGGTGAACCTGGATTTGCATGGCTAGATAATATGAGACACTATTCTCGTATGAAAAATGGAGGAGATAATAAGGATCACAGAGTTATGGGTGGAAATCCATGTTTGGAACAGTCTTTAGAAAGCTATGAATTATGTTGCCTTGTGGAGACATTTCCAAATAATCATGATTCTTTTGAAGATTACGCAAGAACTTTGAAGTATGCGTACTTATATGCGAAGACTGTTACTCTTGGAAAAACTCATTGGTCAAAAACAAATAGAGTTATGTTAAGGAACAGACGTATAGGATGTTCTGTTAGTGGAATAGCACAGTTTATAAACGATAAAGGTATAAATGATTTAAAAAATTGGTTAGAAGATGGATATGATGTCATTCAAAATTGGGATAAACAATATTCAGATTGGTTGGCTGTACCTCGTTCTATTAAAACTACTTCAGTTAAGCCAAGTGGTACCGTTTCATTATTGGCTGGTGCTACTCCAGGTTTACATTATCCCGAATCTAGATTTTATATTAGGCGTATTAGATTAAGTAATAATTCTCCATTAATTGCACCTCTTGAAAAAGCTGGGTACAAACTAGAACCTGCTTTTGGATCAGAAGATACAACATGTGTAGTTGAAGTACCAGTGGATGTTGGAGAAGGAATAAGAACTGTTTCAGATTTAACAGTATGGGAACAATTTAGTTTGGCAGCATTTATGCAGAGACATTGGGCTGATAATCAAGTAAGTTGTACTGTTACATTTGATCCAGAAAGAGAAGGACCACAATTACCACACGTGTTAAATTATTTTCAATATCATCTTAAAGGAATAAGCTGTTTACCACGACATGATTATGGTGCATTTCCACAGATGCCGTATGAAGCTATTGATGGAGATGAGTACGAAAAACAATTAAAAAAATTAGGAAAATTAAGTTTTAGACAAGTAAAAGGAAATGAGGCGGAAGTCGACAAGTTTTGCAATAATGACGTTTGCGAGATCATCCCAACCACAGGGGATAATGACGATCAAGACTATGCAAACTAGCATAAAATGCGGACAGGCAGATGGCACACCTGTAGAAAAATGTGCCTACTTACTAATCATAAGCAAGGAGAAGAGATTATGAACTATCGTAATCTATTTGTGTCTTTACTTCTTACATCAGGTTTGTTTGCTCAAGCCGTTGTAGGTGTTGTAACAGACGCGAACTCAGAACCACTTGTTGGAGCGAATGTAGTCGTTGAAGGAACAGATCTTGGAGGAGTTACCGATGTTGAAGGTAAATTCAAAATAGAGATTGCCACCGGTGACTATAACATTACAGCGTCCTTCATTGGTTATGTTCCTATCACTAAATCAGTTAGTGTTGGGGATATTGTATCTAGTGTCAACTTCTTTTTAGAAGATGACGTAGTTGCAATGACAGCATTGGAAGTTTTGGCTTCACGTGCTGACGAAAATACACCAGTTGCTTATACTACGGTTGATAAAGCTGAAATGGAAGTACGTCTTGGTTCTCAAGATATTCCAATGGCGCTTAATATGACACCGTCAGTGTATGCTACGCAACAAGGTGGTGGTGCGGGCGATGCTCGTATTAATGTTCGTGGGTTTAACCAAAGAAACGTTGCAGTTATGATTAACGGTGTTCCTCAAAACGATATGGAAAACGGTTGGGTTTATTGGTCCAATTGGGACGGTGTAGGAGATGCTACCTCGTCAATCCAGATGCAAAGAGGTCTATCAGCTGTTAATCTTGCAACACCTTCTATTGGTGGAACTATGAACATCATAACAGATCCTGCTGCTCACGAAAAGGGTGGAAAATTGAAGCAGGAAGCTGGAGCTGGTGGTTTTATGAAAACTACCCTCAATTACAACTCAGGTCTTATCAACGATAAGTTAGCTTTAAGTGGAACTATCGTTCGTAAAACAGGAGATGGAATCATTGATGGAACATGGACAGATGCATGGGCTTATTACTTTGGATCAAGCTATGCAGTTAGTGACAAACAACGATTCGAACTGTACGCTATTGGTGCACCTCAGCGTCATGGTCAAAATCTATACAAGCAAAACATTGCGACTTACTCACAAGAGTTAGCTGGTGACATCGATGGATACGATGAAACTGCTTTCGCTGAAGGTGAGAAGTTCGAAGATGAAGCTGGTAGACATTTTAACCAGAACTGGGCACCTGTGGATGAATCCTATAAAGGCAAACAGTATTTTTATATGTACGGTGCAAACACTGTAGATAGAATGAATGCTGGTATGCTTAATGAAAGGGAAAATTACTTCCACAAGCCTCTTGTCAATTTAAACCACTTTCTAACTTTAAATGACAATGCAAGATTAAGTTCAGTATTATATTGGAGTGGTGGCTCTGGTGGAGGTACTGGAACTTATGGTAGCGTAAAAAGAAAACCCGCGATAGAAGGAAACCCGTGGTATGCAAGTTCACCGTGGATGTGGGATTGGAATGCTGAGATTGCAGAGAACTCTGCTAATGTCGATTCTGCTTTCAGTGACACAGAGAAACGTTCAACTGGTATCCTTCGCAATTCAATCAATAGACAAAACACTTACGGTTTAATTTCTAAACTTAACTACGATGTATCAGATGAGTTAGAAGTTCAAGTAGGTATTGATTGGAGGACTGCTAAAATAGAACACGCTCGTGAAGTACGTGATCTACTTGGTGGTGACTATTATGTTGATTATGCAGATGACAATTTTGCAGATGGTAAAGTTGTTCGTTTAGGAGATGAAATTGCATATTTCAACACAACCACAGTAGATTGGTTTGGTACATTCGCACAAGGTAAGTATGCAACAGACAAAATGAGTATTTACGGTATGGGTGGTTTATCCACTATAGCTTATTCTTATCAAGATCACTTTACAGTGCTAAATGAGAAGATTAAAGCTGATCCAATTACTACATTTCAGTTAAAAGGTGGCGCTACTTACAATTTAGATGATCGTATGTCTGGATTTATGAATTACGGATACGTTCAAAAGCCACCAATCATGGACAACGTCATATACTATGATGGAACAGTAGCTACTGACCCTGATAATGAGAAGTTTAAGAGCTTTGAATTCGGTGGTAAGTATAACAGTGATAAAGTAGCTGTTAAGTTGAGTTCTTACAATACTAAGTGGATTGATAGGAACATCACAAAAGCTGTTTCAACAGGTCAAGGTGACTCAGGCGATACAGATGTTATCTTCTTAAGAGGTGTGCAACAAGATCATACAGGATGGGAAGTTGAAAGTAAAATTGCTATCAACGATATGTTGGATGTTGATCTAGCCTTAAGTAAAGGAACATGGAAATTCGCAGGAGATGCAGAAGGAACTTATCAAGAACAGGAGTTCAATGATAATGATGAAGTCATCGGTATGAAGACTACTGATTATGCTTACGCACTTAATAACCTTTGGGTTGGTGATATGCCACAAACAGCTTACGTTGGTGGATTAACATTAAAGCCAATTAAGGGTTTACAAATGCAAGCATTGTATAAGATGTACGATGACAATTATGCAGATTGGAGTCCAGATGATCGTGAAATAGACGGAGATCCTGATAGATCACAGGTTTGGAAAGCACCTGGTTACAGTAAGCTTGATTTACATTTATCATATAAGCTTCCAATAGACGCAGTTGATATGACATTATCAGCACACGTCTTCAATGCACTTGATGCAGTTTATGTACAAGATGCAACTGACAATAGTCAGTATAATGGGTATGGTGACAAAGTTCACGCTGCTCATAACGCAGAAGTATTTCTTGGAACACCAAGATATGCTAATGTAGGAATTACGGTTAACTTTTAGAACGGTAATTTGGGGCTGTAGCTCAGTTGGGAGAGCGCCGCACTTGCACTGCGGAGGTCGCAGGTTCGATCCCTGTCAGCTCCACAAAAAAAATGAAAAAAAGCATGTACTTATATGCCGGTTATTTAGTAGATTCTAATATTAAAATAGAGGGTTTTACGTATGACAGATACAAAACATAATAATAGTTCGTATCAAAACTTAAATCAAACATTGTATTGGATAGTAAACGATGTTATGAGAAATGGTTCTGATGTCGAAGCAAGAGGTACTAAACAAAAAGAAATTTGTTTTTATAAGACTATCATAGAAGATCCAACAGACTTACTTATATCATATCCAGATAGAAAGTTTAATCCAGATTATGCAATTACAGAATGGTTGTGGTATCTTTCTCAGCATAAAAGCACAGTCAATATTGGTAAAATGGCTAAAATATGGGATATGATAAAAGATGATAAAGGTGAATGCGAATCAAACTATGGTGAATATTTGATTCCAACTGGTCAATGGCATTGGGTTATAAACGAGCTAGCTCAAGATGCAGATTCTAGACGTGCAACAATTGCTATCAATCAACCATATCATAAAAATAAAAATTCAAAAGATATTCCATGTACACAATATCTTCAGTTTTTTATAAGAGATAATAAGCTGAATATGGGTGTTTATATGAGATCTAATGATGTTGTTTATGGTTTTTGTAATGATATATTCACGTTTGCATTATTTCACCAGTTAATGTTTAATAGTCTAAGAAAGATTTACGGTGAAGAGTTTAAATTAGGTGAATATACGCATCACGCTGGCAGTATGCACATCTACGAAAGACATTATGATATGGCCAATAAGATAATATCAAATAAAGCAGCTGAATATTATAAAGCTGATAATCCCAAAATTGTTGTACATCCAGATGTTGATTTAGATTACATATTAGCAAACGAGTTGTATCTTCCCAGAGAAGACATGTCTAAAGACGAAATCAAAAAAGTTTCACAAGAAATAAGTTCAAAAATATTAATTAGAGGATAAAATGGAAAATAAAATTGTTATATTTGATTTGGATGGTACGTTAGCTACTATAGACGAGCGTATGAAAAAAGCTACTGGTGGACAGAGCACTGAATCAGATTACAATAAAATAGACTGGTCAGTATTGCACGATCCAGAAAATATAAAGATGGATGAGCCAAATGTACCAGTAGTTGAAACATGTAGGTTGTTTTATGATAACGGTTATAGTATCTATATTTTTTCTGGTAGATCTGATAGAACAGAAGAAGCCACTAAAGAATGGTTAGCTACTCATGAAATACCCTATCATAAATTGGTTATGAGACCGAACACTAAAAAAGAAATGTTCATTCCAGATGATGTTTTAAAACAGGGTATGTTAGATTCATTAGGAAAATATGAACAATCATTAATTTTATGTGTGTACGATGACAGACAAAAGGTTGTTGATATGTGGAGAAGAAATGGATTGGTATGTTGTCAAGTAGCACCAGGAAATTTTTAAAAAAAGCATGTACATTAACAGGTTTTTACGTTTAGATTCTAACATCCACAGGAGATTATATGGCTAAAAAAATAAATCAATCTGTTTTGACTCAAGCAGATAAAATCATAAACGAACGTTCAGAAGAAAAGGAAAGAATGTATGGTCCTTTCTCTGAAGGTATGCGTCGTGCAGCTATGATTGCAACTGGTATGACTGGTAAAGAATTTACTGGTTCAGACATATACGCATGTATGGTTGCACTAAAGTTGAGTCGTCATTCATACGCATACAAACGAGATAATATACTCGATGCATGTGCTTACTTAGGTGCATTAGAAAATTATGTCGATGAGTATGGTTACAAAGATACAGAAGAACCAGTTGAACTAGGAGAAAAGTCAAATGAAGGTAAGTAGAATACGCGATGTTAAAATGCCACAAAGAGCAAATTCAAATGATGCAGGAATAGATTTCTTTGTACCTAATGATTACGAGGGTAAGTGGTTAGGTAAAAACGAAGGTGTACTTATACCTTCTGGTATACGAGTAAATGTTCCAGAAGGACATGCACTAATTGCATTTAATAAATCTGGTGTTGCAGTGAAACGACAACTGTTAGGTGGAGCATGTGTAGTTGATGAAGGTTATCAAGGTGAGTTACACATTCACGTTATCAATTTAAGTCAAGAACCACAAAGAATAGAAGCAGGTGAAAAGATTATGCAGTTCATATTAGTTCCGATGTTTTATGATGCTGTAGATGAAGTACCTGATGAAGAATTATTTTCAGAACAATCAACTAGGGGAGATGGCGGATTTGGATCCACAGGAGTTTAAACTATCAAGAGTATGTTCTTCTTTCGACAAAGGAAAGTGGAAGATACATCAGTTTGGTTACAATCAAGAAAACAAACCAGTTAAAAAGGTTGCAATAGTAGAAGACTATTTCTATTATTCCAAGAAACACATCAACGATGTTATTGGTGAATATGGATTTAGAGTAGAAGAAAACGAAACTGCACCAAGTTTGTATGGTGAAGAAGTTTGTAAGGTATACTACAAATCTATAAAGGCAAAGAGAAGTCTATCTAAAAAATATCCAGAACGTGTGTACGAAGAAGACGTATTACCCGAACAGCGATACATCTTAGACAATAATGTTGAGTGGTCAGAGTATCGAAACATCATGTATTTCGATATTGAAACATGGTATGATGATGAAGATCCAGATGGAAATATGCCTGATCATGCTAGAATGCCAATCACTGCAATTGTTGGTTATTCAACATTAGATGAAGAATACTTTGTGTTTAGTTGGCAACCAGAAAAGACTAAAGACTTTGAAGAACCAAAGTTAGTATCGGACGGTAAAGTCAATTACAGCTTCTTTGCTAACGAAACAGATATGTTGTTTTCGTTTATTGAGTTTGTTAGACTTTCACATGTAGATGTTTTGACTGGATGGTATTCAAGTCAATATGACCTTCCATACATTATAAATCGTGCTAAAGCTTTAAATCTAGATTCTAGAAAGTTATCACCAATTACTCAACTAAAGATGTACAAGAAAGGTGATTTCTATAGAATCTATCTTCAAGGCTTAGATCATATTGATATGCAAGATGCTTTACAAGATCTTGGTTACAATCTTCCAAACTGGAAACTAGCAACAGCAGCAGAAACAATATTAGCAGATCCTGATGTTGAGAAGCTAAAAGCATCCACATGGAAAAACTGGTTGGATGACTATAAAGGTTTCTTAGAATATGCTATTCGAGATGTTGAAATACTAGTTGAGATTGAAAAGCGTGTTAAGATATTTGATTTATACACGTCACTACAATCTACAGCTGGTCTAGTCAATATGAGTTTGGTTATGATGAAATCTGTTGTGGTTGATTCTTACATACTATCATCATTTCATAATAAAATTATATTTCCAACAAGACGAACGTTACAAAAGCAAAGTTATGCAGGTGCAGTTGTCTTAGATCCAAAAGAACCAGGTGTACACAGAGATATGTGCATATTAGACTACACATCTCTATATCCTACTACGATTATGGCATTCAATATTTCTCCAGAAACTTACATTGCTTCTGAGTCAGATTGTCAACAATTGGGTATGAAGTTCGAAGATATAATGGAATCACTAGATAATGATGGTATAGGATACATCGATACTGGAAATCATCCAGATTTATTCGGTGGTAGATATTTGTTTTATAGTCATGATCATAAATTAGGTCTAATGCCATTCTTACTTAAAAAGCTGTTCTTACAACGTGTTGAAGCAAACAAGAAGTTAAAGATGGATTCAACTCCAGAAGAAGAAAAGCTATCTCTAAATGTTAAACAAAAAGCAATTAAGCTGATTCTAAACTCTGCTTATGGCGCTATGGGTTTTAACTACTTTAGGTTGTATAAGCCAGAATGTGCAGACGCAATTACTTATTTCGCAAGAGAAGCATTGAAATATGCAGTTGTAAAATGGCATACTGAATTGGATCATCCAGTTGTTTACGGTGATACCGATTCTATTATGATCAAACAGAATGGTTCATCCATTGATGATATAATGGGTAAGCTAGACAAATTCAAAGGTATGCTCAAAGATGATTTCTTAATGCGATATGCTAAGTCAGTTAATGATGAATATTTCCTAATGGATCTAAAGTTCGAAATGGATCTGGATTATATGTATTTCGGTAATGTTAAGAAAAGGTATTATGCAATTGAAAGATCATCTCAAAAGTCTTACATCAAAGGTCTAAACATCATTAGAAAAGATGCACCTAAGTATGCTAAAAAACGATTAGATACTCTAGCAGAAAAAGCTGTCAGACAAACATTGACGTTAGATGAGTTGGTTGATCTTAGGAAAGAAATCGAAGTAACACCTTATGAAGAACTTGGTATAACTAAGTCTTTTACTAAGAAGTTCTTCATGTATACAAAGAATAAACCTCAACATCTCACAGCAGCAATGTGGTCAAATGAGATAATGAATGCAGGTGTAGATCACATGGACAAACCATTATTGTTTTATGTTAAGTCTAAATGTCAAGATGATTTGAAACCAAGAGAACGTAACACTGCAATTTGTCTCAATGAAGAACAGTTAGACTTGATTGATAAAAACTCTGATAAGTTCGAAATGGATTATGACACATTCTTTCAAAAACAAATACTAGATCAGATTGAAGAATTTGATGAAATACCTGCAGTTAAAAAGGTAATACAAGAATATAAGGAGAGTACAGCAAATGCCTAAAATGATAAAGGACACACCAAAAAGCAGTAAGGCAAAGGTTGATGTTATAGATTATATGGAAACAAAATATCCAGAAATGACATCTGAGTTCAAAAAAATACAGAGAGAACAGTATGAACTGTTTCTACATAAACAACATGATTATGGTCCACAGAATATTGCAGTTGGACAACCATTGGTAAATGATGAGGAGAAAAGATTATCATTGATGGGTATTTGGTTTAGGATAAATGATAAGGTAGAACGAATCAAAACTATACTCATGAGAGGTGATAATGGTTCAGTAGAAGGTGAAGGATTAGTTGACAGTTATAGTGATATTTCAAATTATGGAGTAATGGCACAAGTTGTTGCTCGTGGAAAGTGGGGTAAGTAATGGCTGGAAGACCAAAAAAATATGTCAGACCAATAATACGTAGAAAATGTATGCACTGTGGAAAGATGAAGTTAGATCCGTACATTAAGACAATCGTTCCTACTATGAATGAGTGGGATATAGCAGAACAAAAAGCTGCAAATAAAGGTAAAAAGGTAGAAAAAATAAATAGAGCCGATTTAAAGGGTGATAGGAAATGCGACATAAAATATTATTGTGATCAGGTGTGTTATTCAGAAGCTATGGGAGTAACTAGTGGGTAGAATTAGTTGGTCTCAAGTATCGATATACGATGCATGTCCGTATAGGTGGAAACTTAGTTATATAGATAAGAAGAGTAAATGGAAAGACTCTATTTACACGGTTTATGGAAAGGCTCTACACGAAACATTGCAAGCATATTTGGAAGAAATGTATAACGAATCAATAAAGAAAGCTGATTGTTTAGATTTACCAAATATGTTAGTTGACAGGTTACGATTTCATTATGCAAAGGCTATAGAAAAGGAAGATGGTGTACATTTTTCTTCTCAAAAGGAATTGACTGAATTCTGTTTACAAGGTGCAAAAGCATTAAATTGGTTTAAGAAACACAGAGGTAGTTATTTTTCAAAGCAAAATTGGGAATTATTAGGTTGTGAGGTTGAAATCGATACTAAGTATAAGCAAGTTGACGTAGTTGGGTATATTGATGTTCTACTTAGAAACACAAAGACGGGTAAAATAAAAGTGATCGATCTTAAAACCTCAACTAGAGGTTGGAACGCAAATAGAGAAAAGAAAGATCCTATGAAAAAGGGTCAGCTTATATTTTATAAGAAGTTTATTGCTGAGAAATATGGAGTGGATGTTTCAGATGTTGACATTGAATTTATTATTATAAAAAGATTACTTTGGGAAAAGTCAGATTTTCCTCAAAAATACATACAAAGATGGGAACCTCCTTCGGCTCAAGTATCAATAAACAAGACTTTTAAAAATGTTGACGTATTTATAGATGAATGTTTTAACGAAGATGGAAGTTACAAAGTAGATGCAGAGTATAAGAAATTGGGTTTACAAAATAACTGTAAATGGTGCGAATTTAAGGACCAGCCAGATTTATGTGATAGGAAGGAATAATTATGATACCTAAAGTAAGAATATACGCAGCAGATTTTATCGGTACAGATATGGAAAGTAGTATTTGGTCAATCATAACGGATACAGCACAGCAAAATTCTCTTGAATTTAAGTTGCTATTTCATACAGAAAAAACTCAATTTGATAAGATTTTAGCTTCAATTTCTAAACATGAAAAGGAATTAGAAGGTAAAATGTTAAGAACAGAGATAAAAACCAGTTCAGCTGCACATAAGGAATTTGTATTTTTAGAAGCAACTACTGGTCCAACTATTTCAAACTGTAGATTTTCATACAAAGCTCCTGCACCCATAAATGTAATTGGTGCAATGTCATTTCTAAACTCTCATTTCGAATTTATGCAAAGAAATAAGGAGGCTGACTTTGAATCTAAAAGGAAGCAAAAAAGAAATGATGGGGAATCACATGGTCCCCAAGCTAATTTCAATTAAAACATCGTTTTACTTTTGTTTGTCAATATATATTATTGTATAAAATAAGAGGAATGTTACGATGAGTAAGACAAAACCAAAGGAAGTATGGAGTCTTACGTCAATTAAAGTTTTAGATGAGATATATTCTACCTTTAAACAAGACGGAAAAGATTCTAATATTACTTTACAAAAGTTAGTAAACAGATCTATGTATTTGTTTGCCACAGATCAAGGTTTCAAAGATAAAATCCAAGGAACTGAGATACTTAGCGAAGACTATAAAACTGGATATTAAGTTATAGGAGTAAAAATGCCAGAGTATAAGATTGGCGATATTCGAAACGGATATAAGGTTGTACCAAAAGAGGAAAGAAAGACTATTCTTTTACTTAGTGACGATTTGAGAATGACCTCTGGAGTTGGTAATGTTTCGAAGGATTTCGTGTTAGGTACATGTCACATATTTAATTGGGTTCAAATAGGTGGAGCCATAAATCACCCAGAAGCTGGAATGAATGTTGATATTAGTGAAGATACAGCTAAGAGAACTGGAGTTTTAGATGCTGTGGTTAAAGTTCATCCTTCAAGTGGATATGGAAATCAACCAATGGTTAGAGCATTAATGGATCATTATAAACCAGATGCATTAATGATTTACACAGATCCAAGATTTTGGGAATGGTTATTTCAAATGGAGCATGAGATTAGACAAACAACACCAATACTATATTATAATATTTGGGATAGTTTGCCATATCCAATGTGGAATCAAAAGTATTATGATTCTGTTGATGCTTTATTTAACATATCAAAACAGACTACAAATTTGGTGAAACAAGTTAGATCTGAGTATGAGCCATGGCAAGTTACATACTTACCACATGGTGTGAATCATGATGAATTTTATCCAATACCCGATGATTATGAACAAAAGGATAAATTCGAATCATTTAAAAAGCAAGGTACTATGGACAAAGAAAAGGATTTCGTAGTATTCTATAATGCTAGGAATATTCGTAGGAAACTTCCAGCTGATATAATCATGTCGTACAAAGCATTTTGTGATACACTAACTAAAGAACAAGCAGATAAGTGTATGTTAATGATGCACTGTACTCCTGTTGATGAGAATGGAACTGACTTGCCTCAGATAGTTAAAAATATATGTCCAGAATATGATGTTATGTTTTCAGCAAATAAGTTAGAACGGGAACAATTAAATTGGCTTTACAATCTAGCTGATGTTTCAATACTAATAAGCTCTAATGAAGGATTTGGATTGATGGGTGCAGAGTCAATAATGGCTGGAACACCGATTATAATTAATGTTTCTGGAGGAATGCAGGATTATTGTGGATTTAAAAAGGAAAATGGTGAATATTTGACTGTAGATGATTACACAATGGAATGGGGATCAAATCATGATGGAAGATATAAAGATTGTGGTGAATGGGCATTTCCAGTATTTCCAACTAGTAGATCTCTACAGGGATCATTGGCTACACCATATATTTCAGATGATAGACCAGACTTTCAAGATGTTGCAATACAATTAAAGAATGCATGGAAAGAAAGAGGTTCTAAATTGAAAAAACGTGGTAAGCTTGGAAGAGAATGGGCTATCAAAAACAATTTCACCGTTGAAGCAATGTCTAGATTATTTATGGAACAAATAAATGAATCGTTGGAGAAGTTCAAACCTAGAACTAGAATAATGTTAGATAATGCTACGAAATGGTCTAAAAAAGTTCCAAAATGGAATGGTTTAACAGTTACTAAGGAGATATAATGTATAAGCCAAAGGTTTTAGTTACGGCACCAGTTGCTACAAGATCTGGATACGGATCAAGATCACGAGATGTTGTCAGAGCACTGATTGAATTAGATAAGTATGATGTTATAATTCAACCTGTTTCATGGGGTGTTACATCACATAATGCTTTAGTTGTAGACGATCCAAAGGATAAGTTGATAATTGACAGGATTAAATCTGTAGAAGAATTAAAGGCACTTCAACCTGGAGATCTTGATGTTCATATTCACATTGTTGTTCCAAATGAGTTCACACCACTAGCAAAATATAATATAGGTATAACTGCTGGTTTAGAGTGTACAACTATTCCACTTAATTGGATAGAGGGAATGAACAGAATGAATTTAACATTAGCAAGCTCAGAGTTTAGTGCTGAAGTTTTAAGATCTACTCAGTTTAAGCATTCTGAGAATAATCAGATTATGAAAGCTGAGAATCCAGTTGACGTCATATTTGAAGGTGCTGATACTAGCATATATAAAAAGACAGCTTTGTGTTCAGAAGTTCTACATAATGAATTAAAGAGTATAAAGGAAGACTTTAATTTCTTATTTGTTGGACATTGGTTACCTGGTGGATTGGGACAAGATAGAAAAGATGTTGGTATGTTAGTAAAAACATTTATGGAGACATTCAATGCATCTCAAAATGTGGGTCTAATCTTAAAAACTAGTGGATCAACTACGTGCATGATGGATAGGGAGCAGATGTTAACCAAGATAGAAGATATAAAAAATATTGTAAAGAGACAAATGCCAGATCACAATATACCAAACGTGTATCTCCTTTCTGCAGATCTATTTGATACAGAAATGAATGACTTATATAATCATCCAAAGGTTAAGGCTCATGTATCCTTTACCCATGGAGAGGGATTTGGAAGACCATTATTGGAAGCTTCTTTATCTGAAAAACCAATTATAGCTCCAAATTGGAGTGGACATGTGGATTTCTTGGATAGGAAGTATTCGGTAATGATTCCTGGATCATTGGTTGACTTGGCACCAGACGCTCTTCAAGAAGGATTGAGAGTAGATGGTCAAAAGTGGTTTCAAGTTAATTATAAAGATGCAGCTATGGCCATGGTGGACGTTAAGAAAAATTACAGAAAATATAAGATCAGGTCTAGGAAACAGGCTAAGAATAATAGAAATAGATATTCATTCGAAGCTATGAAACGTAGATTGGATTCCTTACTGACTAAACACCTTCCAAAGTTTACAGAGAAGGTGCAAGTACAATTACCTAAATTAAATTTACCAAAACTGGAGAAAGTATAATGGAACTTATGAGAAATGAAATTATCAGTGCTAGTATTCTTCATTTTAAAGCTCACATTGAAAAGCATAGAATCAACGTTGAGAATATACTTAGAAATACCGTTGGTGTTGCAGAACATCCCGATATCATGGAAACAGTAGAAAAGGAATTAGCAATAATTGCCGAATACGATGATAAATTAGAAGTACTAAGAAAGTATTTCCCAGAGGATTAATATGGAATCAATAATACAGTGTCACGTTTGTGAAGATAATAATAGATGCTTTCAAGACGAACAAGAAGGCTACACAAGTTACATGTGTTTTAACTGTGGTTTTATGAGCGATAGTAGATTTAGTAAGGAACACGAAGATAAAGTAAAACAGGATTCAGCACAGCTTATCAATAAGTTAAAGGTTTGGGATGATCTTAGACAAATTTATTGGTATCCTTCAGTTGTCAATATGGGTAAGTTGGGAATAATATATCCAGATGGTACACTAGAAGATTGGAAATGGAAATATGCAAAAACTGTTCCAGTTCCTAAAGAAAAACAGAAGGCACTCTCTAATTATAGTATGATGTTAGATGTTGATAATGCTGTAGAATACGAAAGAACTGACTTTTTGAGTGCAGTAAAAGAAATGGGAATAGCTAAGGATATTAAATAATGCCTGAAAAAAAGGGGAGAAAAAGGTATCAATGGACAAAGATGAGAGCTGGTGACGTTGTCGAATTTAGCTATAAAGGGCAGAGAAAGAATGCAAGACGTAGATACAGAACAGTGCTCATTCTTTCTGAAAAGGTTATGGTTGTGAGAAAGGATGGTAAAAAGGTTAGATTGGTTCATGGACTACAACTAAGGTCTACTCCCAGAAGGAAGGGTAGTAGGATATTAAAGGAAGCACAATATTCAAAGCTACTACGAAAGATAGGAAGAGTAGAGGTTAGGGAATACGATAAAACAGAAGAAGGACTTGGTTACGCTATCGCTGGAGCCAGACAGACAGCACTTAAAAGATACGAGAGAGTGGATGCATTGGTTGCTGAGTATGGAATTTATAGGACATTTGATTACAATATATGTAAACGTAATGCTTTATTTTTAAGTGAGTTTCAATGGCCTGACAATACGATAGAAGCGGCGCAAAAGAAAGCTGCTGAAAAAATTGTAGAAGCTGGACAACGAGCTATACAGAATTATTTTAAGAAACAAGATGTTAAACCTATTGGATTTAAACCATTTGATATTCCGGACAGACTTAAAAAATGAAAATAAGCTACGCGGTTACAACACACAACGAACATAAAGAAATATCAGAACTGATTCCATTTATATTGGAACATAAAGATTTTGAGGATGAACTGGTCATAATAGACGATCATTCAGATTATAAGACGTGGAGAGTTTTTGACGAATACATTCACGATAAGGATAACAACATACGATTTTTTGAGCGAGCATTGTATAATGATTTTGCAGCTCATAAAAACTTCATGACTGAACAGTGTGCAGGCGATTATATTTTCAATATAGATGCAGATGAAATGCCACATGAAAACTTAATTAAGAATGTCAAATCACTAATAGAAATGAACCCCAGAGTTGATCTGTATTGGGTACCACGGGTTAACACAGTGGAAGGTTTAACAGATGAACATGCGAGTGCATGGGGATGGAAAGTTAACGATAAGGGATGGGTGAATTGGCCAGATCCACAACAAAGGTTGTATAGGAATAGTAAAGACATTCAGTGGGTTAGACCAGTTCATGAAAGATTGGTCGGTGCAGATGTGGAAACTGGATTACCAGCTGAAGAAGAGTGGGCATTATATCACCACAAGAAAATAGAAAAACAAGTTGAACAAAATCAAAAATATGCAAGGATATTATCATGAAAATTTTAGTTACTGGAGGTGCTGGATTTGTTGGTACCAATTTAATAAAGGCCTTATTGAGAGAGGGTCATGATGTTACATCAGTAGACAATTATAGTACTGGGTTTGAGCATAATCATCAGGAAGGATGTAAGTATATAAACACTGATTTGTCAATTGAAGAACCAAAGCACGGAGCATGGGGTCAAGATAAATTTCAAATAGAAAAGCCAGATATGATATATCACATGGCAGCGTTGGCTAGAATACAACCTTCGTTAAAGTGGCCAACTAAAACCATAAACAACAATTTCAACAGTACGTTAAATATTTTAGAATACGCAAGAGAAAATGAAATTCCTGTGGTGTTTGCAGGATCAAGTTCATTTCATCATGGATTATGGGGAAGTCCTTATGCATGGTCTAAGTTTGCGGGGGAACAACTTTGTGAATTGTACTGGAAAGTTTATAAATTACCAACTGCTATATGTAGATTTTATAATGTGTATGGACCACATCAATTGGAATCTGGTACTTATGCTACAGTAATTGGAATATTTGAAAAGCTACATAGAGAAGGAAAACCATTAACTGTTACTGGAACTGGTGAACAAAGACGAGATTTTACACACATCGATGATATAGTAGATGGAATAATTAAATGTTCACTATCAATCGAGACAGTTGCTGGAGAAATATTTGAGTTGGGTAGAGGTGAAAACCATTCAATAAACGAATTAGCCGATATGTTTGGAGCAGAAAAAGAATACATACCAGCTAGGGATGGGGAATACGATATTACTTTAGCTAACTATTCTAAAGCAAATCAAGTTTTAGGTTGGCAACCAAGAAGAGATTTAGAAGATTATATTAGGATGATTGTAGAATGAGAGAGATTAAGCTCATAACAAACTGTGAGAGACCACCAAATTATTTGATGGATTACTGTTTGAATAATTGGTTGGATCTTGGATTTAAACCAGAAAATTTAATATTCTTGGTCAATAATATATCTCATTTTGATATGGTTGAATCACTGAAGGAACATTATAACATCGATGCAGTTAGAGTTGAATCTGCTGATGATATTTACAGAAAGGATCAGTGTGTTGTATGGGATGATTTGGTTGAATATGATTATGGAGCATACCACGACAGAGAGTATTCAATAATAAACAATGTACAACATATACTATTGGATAAGGGTGTTGATGTTGTAATATTTTTAGATAGAGATGAAACGCTTTATCATCCAAATTTAATGGAGCTTCTACAAACATTTGAAGAACCAATAATTAGGCCACGTGGAATAGAAGTCATACAGACTGGTGATGAAGCACCATTGGATGTTACTAAACCCATTTATGAACAAAGAAAGTATGTTAGATATTATCCTTCTAAGAGTAAAGCTTGTATAACTAGAATACCAGTAGAGTGGATGATTGGACGTCATGGAACTTTATGTGGAAGATGGCCTCATGCAGATGATCAGCATTTTGAGAGCGGCGGAGATAGAACAGAATATCCAGATTTAATCTTGTATCATATAGATAAAGTTGATATGAATCTAATTTATAAACTTAGAATGGAAAGTCAGCAAATTTTTAAATCAAACGACAGACATACAGGTGTCATAGACGAACAACAGTTTACTGATTGGTTTACTGAAGCACAGAGAAACGGTGAACTATATGAAGACCAAAAATTACTTAAGGAAATAGGAATATGAAAATAAGTCAAACTAAATTTGAAGAAGCAAAAATTTTTACACCAGAAGTTTATTATGATGACAGAGGATTTTTTATGGAATCGTTTAACGATGAAATACATGATGAATTGGGTGAAGTTTATTGGCCTCAAGATAATCATTCAAAATCTCATAAGGGAGTATTAAGAGGTTTACACTATCAGTGGGCAGAACCAATGGGAAAGTTAGTTAGAGTTGTTAATGGATCTGGAATAGATTGTATAGTTGATATTAGATTAAATTCAGATACATTTGGTCAACATGAAATATTCCTATTAAGTGAAAATAATCAGAAAATTTTATGGGTACCACCAGGATTTGCTCATGGATTTCTATCATTAGAAGACAATACCCATTTATGTTATAGGACAAATGCTAAACACAATCCCGATGCAGAAGGAGCAATAAGTCCATTTGATATGCAGTTAGACATAGATTGGGGATTGGATAGGGAACACATAATGGTT